TTCTTCATCTTTGAATTCTTGCATCATTTCAGCAATTAAAGCCGCTTTTCTAGCTTCCACTTTCATAGAAAGTTGAATAATCTGTTGTTGAAACTGTGGATTCTGCTGCATTTGAGGATTTTGTTGCGCCATTTGTTGCATTTGCTGTAATTGTTGCATTTCTTCTCTAAATTCGATTTCAACTTGCTCTTGAGCCATCATAGAGATGTGTTCAAAGCAGTTTTTTTCTAAAGCACCTAAAATCATTGGATTATTTCTTGCTAAATTGCTTGCCATAAAATTTAAATGCGAAGTTATGTGCGCTTGATGGTTCTGACCTTTAAAAGCTTGGAAAGGTTTTGAAGATAAAGCCATAATATTCTCTACTGCCGGATCTAAAGGGGTTGGTTGTGGTGGAGGAGGTAAAATTTTATCAATTTCTTTCACTCCGATCGCACTATACATGGCATAAAACGCTTCATACATATTATGCATCTGTGGATTTGCTTGAGCAAGTTGTAATTCTGTTTGAGCCATAGAAATTCTTTGAGATTGAGAGAAAATATTAGGGTCCGCAACGGGAACGATATCTACTTTGTCATCAAAATCTGTAGCTTTAACATTTCGTTGTGCTCCCACTACATCGTAAGGATATTCTGCCGGTAAATAAGTTTTAAAAACGCCAGCTAACAAATTAAATTCTTGTTTAAGCCCCACAAATAATCTTTTGTGGATCGCTGACATGACCCTGGAACCACGTTCTAAGAGTGCGATGGTCGTTCCAACAGCGGCCTGTTGGTTGCCGTCTCCGACCTGCATATCAGCGATGGCGGCAAATCTTTGTCCTGCTTGGACAACAATTCCCATCAAAGATAATAAAGTCTGTGATGGTTCTTTGAAAGGTAAAGTCATAAAAGCATCCTTGATGTTTCCACCAGGTGCATCTACATCTCTAAATTCGCCGGGCTGTATAGCTTGAGCCTCGTCTCTTACTCGTATTCCTCTTTGTTTAAAACCAGCAGGAAGATTACTTAATGTTCCTGCATCTAATAATTGACGTAAAGCAGTGGTTGCTGTTCTTGATAAACCGCCAATCATATGAATTAATCCAAATCCATAAAAACCCATTCCAGGTAAAAATCTGAAATGAACAAAATATTGAATTTTTTGTTTTAATGGATCTTCTGCTTTGTAGTTTCGTCTAATTGATAAAACTTGTCTTGACCCTTCTTCGAGTGTCACAATATAAGGAAGTTTAATCCCCGTAGGTTCTCCATCCTTCATATCTTCAAATCCTTCAATGTCCAAGTTCACATGACATTCAAGAATGGTAAAAACATCTTCATCTCTTGTTTTTTTAACTCCTTCGAGTTGTCTTTCCTTTTTCTCAACTTCTGTTTCTTGATCGTAGCCAGGTTTCACTTCGATATCTCGATAAAAACCTGAAACTTGTTTTTTTCTTAGGTCATTTTCTGACATTTTAATAACATGTATAACCGCCTCCGCATCGGCTAATGAGGTAGCCGTATACGGGACAATTAAATCGTCAGCTTGTATAAATTTAGAAACCGCTCGTCCTAAAAGTTCATCGTAATAAACTTTTTTAAAAGCAGATCCTGCTAACGGTAGATAAAAAAGCATTTGATCGAACTCAGGTTCGTACTCTTTCATAACATCCATGAGCTGATAGTTCATGAAACTTTTAACTCGATTAGACTGTTCTTCTTTTTGTCTACTCGGTTTTCCTAAAATCTGAGTCCGTACTGGACCCATCGCTGGAAGTAATTCTTTATAAGCTTGTGCTTGAAACTGGGTTACCGCTTCTGCGAGCACGGGGTGCGTTGCACCACTTGCTCCTTGAAACGGTTGTGTTGGATTCACATACTTGAATCCCAAAAGGTCTAAACCTTTAACATAAGTATCTTCCCATTCTTTACGGGAAGTTTTGTATTGCATGTAATTTTCGTTAAGGTCAACACCAATTCGACCTAGGGTATCATCAGGTAATAATTCGGCTAAATTAGCATTATGATCCTGAGTCATTTGTTGTTCGGACATTGGATCGAAATTAATTTCCGCTCCGCCTTCCTCATCCATAATAACTTCAGCACCATCCGGTGTTACTTCGGATAGTTTATCTTCTTCGGTTACAACGATTTCTTCTTCAGGTAATACGACTTGTTGATCTACGTTCGGTAGACCTTTGTCGATGTTGTCTTTGTCTGCCATTAATGTTCTCCGGTTCTACCACACTTTTAACTTGTTTTAAAGGGACATTCAAGCCCTGTGGATCGGGCCCTCTTAAAGGAGGAATCTCTTTCCACTTCACATGCGGCATATTTTTAACTAATGTTTTGTTGCTCATCTACGTCTGCTAGTACTTCTTGATCCACGGCTCGGGGCTCGCCTTCTAAGGTTGCAATCAGCATGCCTTTCATCTGATTCTCATCCGTTAAATAAGTGGTTGGATCATCATTTCTGAATTGTTTTACTAAAGGCATAAGGGGTGGTTTTTTAATCATTATACCTCCATTATCCTTGCCAAACCGCCATGTTTATAATCAGCAATTCCGCCTCCAAGTATTCTTATTAACTCGTTGGTTAAAAGTTCTTCTTCAATATCTTGAATTCCCTGTTTATATAAGTTCCTAAAATCTTCGGTGCTTCCTTTATTACGAAATAAATTTTTATAATCGTCAGTCGTTGCCGTTCTGTATCCTGCATAACCCCCTGGATGCGTAACGCGTCCTCTTCTCGGAGTCATACTTGCTAGACCGCCATGTTTAAGTCCTAAGTTTTTTATAACTTCTAAAACTTCAGTCCAATCTTTACCTTTAATGAGTTCCACATCAATATTGTACTGCTTAGCAATCATTTGATGATTAAGTTTTGAGGCAGGAATATTTACTTTTTTGGGAACTACTCTAGGTGTCCAACCCATGAAGCCGGTTGGAGCGGTTGTTTTTTTTGCACCCATGATCCCTGAGCCCTGAGTCGGTAGCTTCGTAACGGTTGCTAAGGTTGGATTTATAATCTTATCAAGGTTTAACATGTTCTTGCCTAAAATTTGGGTTTGAATACTATTCAGTTTGCCGGCACTTGCATAACTCATGGCATCTTCGGTGGCTTTAATAAGTGACCCCGGACCACCTTTGAATAAGGAAGTATAAATGACGTCCGGCATTGAGGCTTTTTCTAATCCGGGTAAATAGTTCTGGAACAAGGGATTCTTAGTGGGTCCTTTTCCTAAAAAACTAATATTATTTTTCGTTCCCATAAATTTATTTGGGTTCGCTCCAATTTTAGTTGCCAGAGCCATCAAAGATCTAAGTGTAAATAAACTAGCCATAATAACTTAAATTACTCCTCTCAATTTTTTCGTCCTTATAATCTTCAGGGTGCGTTATGAAATATCCTTTTCTTAAACGCATAACCGCCTGAGTCATAGAATCCACATAGTCATCATTATCACCATGCGGAAAAGCTGCACATTCTTCAATTACTTCTTGGGCAAAAACTTTATGTTTTGGAGCCCACACTCTTCCCTGCTCAAAAAGATGAGCAATCGAATTCATTCTTACATGCTTATCATTTCCTCGGGACGGTGTATAGTCTTGAACGGGAATATCTTTTTGACGAAGCTCGTGAATCAAAGGGATCCCTGATGCCTTGGCCTCGATGATAACAATATCAGGATTCCAGTCCAAGTATTCTTGATGAGCCAGGCGTCGAAGTTCAGGGAATTCATATCGACCTTTAAAAGCATCAAGTAGAATAACATGTTGACCATCTCCTTCTTTATCAAAAACCCCCCAAGTGGTAATAGCAGAATAATCCGCCGTTTCTTTTTTTAAAAAAGCAGTGTCATAAGATTGAATAATAAATTTTAATCGAGGAGGCTTATCGTGGGGCCAATCTTGCCACCATTCTCTTTTAATAATGGCTCCTTCTTCAGCAGTTGGAGTTTGCATATACTGAGCATTCCATTTTCCAATGCTAATAGAAGCTTTAACTGTTTCTAATTCTTCACGATTCCAATATTCAGGCCATACAGGTTTTCCGTTAGGTAAAATAGCTGGAAATTCTACAACGTCCCATTGATCTCCTTTGACATCTCCCTGAGACTTGAGCAATTGACCGGTAAGATCGTTCGTTGACCAACGGGTCATAACTAAAACGATTCGGCCGCCTGGTTGTAAACGTTGACGGGGTCCGGAGGTATACCACTCGTAGGCTTTTTCGAAGGAGTCTTTGCCTAATAGATCCTTTTCTTTATGGGGATCATCAATGATCAAAAGGTCAGCTCCTCTTCCTGTCATGGCACCTCCTACCCCTACTGCAAAGTACTCACCTCCTTGCGCTGTTTCCCAGCGACCCGCTGCCTTTGAGTCTTCTTGCAGCGAAGTTTCAAAAATTTCCTGATATTCAGGGGAATCAATAACGTGCTTGGCTTTTCTTCCAAACCGTACTGCTAATTCCGCTGTGTGAGTAGCTTGAATAATTTTTAATTTTGGATTCTTTCCAATCATCCAAGCGGGTAGATAGTTTGATGCAAATTCTGATTTTGTATGCCGTGGTGGCATATTCACGATTAATCTTTTATTTTCACCAGAAGCGATCTTGTTAAATTTTTCAGCAATAATTTTATGATGATAACCACCTATAAACTCAGGCCAGATAAATTGAATAAATTCCAAAAAATCTGCAGTACATTTGCTTTTGAGTTTTAGTTGATCAGCTTTGAGATACGCTTTTAAATATTCTTTTTGCTCGTCTAATGGTAATTTTTTTATAAAATTTATGTCGTCGGTTATAGGAATCATCGTTTATAAAAGTATTACCATGAGTGTCTGAATTAAGCAATAAAGGGTAAAGTTGGGACCCCTTTTTTTTGTTTTAGGGGGGTGGGCCCTCCCAATATCATTCTATGCGTCCCCGAACCTGGTACCTCTATCGATCCAGGGTGGGCCCGCCCCGATGGCCCCTGTAACAGGGGCCGGGGTTAGGGATGATCTATATTATTTTCTCATCCACTGCGCAAGTGTCTCTTCGTTATTCTCTAGTTCTTTTACTCTTGCTTTTAATGACTCGATCTCCTTTCTATTATTCAAGATAACCTTAGACATTGTATTAGTTATTGTACCAATTGCTTTTACAATGTCCTTAATATTCTTTTGTGTTGCAGCTGTATTAATCATCTTATCCCTTTCATTGTTAAACATATCTGGGATTATAAGGGAGAAAAATTTAAGAGTCAATAGTTAGGGAAAATAAATTCCGGGCCCGGTCCCGCCCGGGACCGGGCGCCAAAGGGGTGGGGGGTGTTGTGTAGGGGTGGGCCCTCCCAGATAACTTTAATAGGGGTGGGCCCTCCCAGAAAAAGTTTCAGCGATACAACCTATACGTGTTCACTTATTAAGTGATTGACACGATTTTACTTGACACGATTAAACAAGGCGGATTGCTCCGCCTTGCCTGTTTAACTTATGGAGATAAGTTATTCTATAAAGTTCTTACGTTATTAATCTCCCATTTTTTAGATGCACATCTAATCCCATCAGCTTCCAAATCAAAGTATTTTTTGTATGGATAGCCAAACACTTTATGCACGCCTTCATAACAATCATCATTAAGCGTTGCTTGACGTTCAATGATCTTGTTATGTTTTTTAGCATAGTATTTAATATAAAAGATTGCTTTAGAAAGGGACTTCATCTGTGTCCTCTTTCTTTTTTTGCAGTTCTTTTATCTCATCTAGTTTTGCATTGGCTACATTTATCTTATCTTGTGTTTCATTTTTTAATTGATACAAGACAAGAAGTTCCGACATAACCGCCATGTGATCTGCATGATCGTATTCTTTCATGTTATTATCCTTTCATTGTTAAACATGGGATAATTATATATTATCCCATGTCCATGTCAAATGAATTATTGATTGATTTGTTTGATGTTTGAAGTATCAACAACCCATGCAATACCTATTTTTCTAGTACATAGATCAAGTGCTTTAACTAAAGTATCACTTGAGCCACTTTCCATTACAGTATCTATGGCTTTTGTTTTTATATCTTCAAGTTGTTTTAACATCTTGCCTTCCGGTCTACGTCTTATTTCACGATCAACCAGTTCTTTAGCCCACTCTCTCAATTGCTCTTCACAATCTCCAAGAGATATTTTCTCTTCATTATCCCTTGTAAAAGTATAAGAAAGTTTTTCTTTTTGATTTTCGGTCTTGGCTTTCTTAACAAAGAAAGTCTTAGCGTCTTCCCTTGCTTTCTTCATTTGATTTTCAGCATTTCTAAAAGCTGTAAGTATTTTATCAGCACCCATTTTTTTCGCTAACTTACCCACAATCTTTTTAGTTGCCTCCGTTCTATACTGTTTGACCAACAGTTCTTGCTCTTCTATTAACGGATCAAAATGACGTCTTACTTTTTGTTTAAAATGATCTCGTTGATAGTTTGCCATTGTTTTTGCCATGTGTCCTCGCTTTCTATCTAGGATATTATAGGATTTAAAATAAGGTGTCAAGCCCCATTTTTTCTAGGGTGGGCCCTCCCATAAAGAGCGTAGTTAAAATTATTTATTTGACATGTATATAGGATATTGTAAGATATGCCCATGATAATTTATGGAAAAAGCGGAAAGGATATATTTAAAATGCTGATAGATAGTATTTGGTTCTATCCAATTTTAGGACTTGCTTTTTTAGCAATATTATATTGGTTTAATTAAACTTGAGCCCTGATCACTTCAGGAACCCGGAGACCATGCTTTATGGTTCGGATCATAAGGCCGGATGTCACGGAATACTTTAAGAAGTGATCTGGGGTCAAGTTAGTATGGAATAGCGTAATAAATGTGCTTGCACTATAAAAGTCTATTTAGAAAGCTTAACCAGTCCTATGGCTTTCGGGACTATAAACAGACTAGCTGATCGTGGTGGGCATGGTTGCTCTGTAAGTCCTACCGCCTTCTAAAAAAAAATAAAAATATCAATAAGGTCTCAAGCGGGTGGGCCCTCCCCGATAAAATAAAAATTTTTTTAATTGACAGGCTGCAGGAACCTGGGATATTATAAGATTATGAAAACAATAATATACAAAGGCAAAAAAGTTAAAGTCCCATTTGAGGATGCAAATTATACTTTAGATGGAGATAAGGACGTAGTCATTGAAAATAGATTCGGTGGAGAGAAGGCAACAGTGCCTGGATACGCCGCAGCTGTTTATGATGTCATTATAGGATCTGAGTCATTAAAAGACTATGACAAAGTCCGGAAGGGCTGCGACTGGTTCAGCCGCAACTTTCCAAAACAATATATGGTGCTACTTGATTAATAAAACATTCGCACAATTACACGCTGAGCGCGCCGCCAGGCGCGCTCAGCCAATAAAAAAAAACAAAAAAAGAAATAAGTCTTCAAGCTCTCAAGCGGGTGGGCCCTCCCATAAAGAATCAGGGTCCAAGCCTTCAAGCTTGACAAGCTCTAAAATCTAGGATATTCTAGGATCTATGCTAAAAAAAGAAGCTAACAAAATAACCGGGGGCCTAAGTGCTCCCGGTAAAATGCCGGAGGGATCTTATAACCTGCCGGCCCGCGCTTGTATTACAGGCGCAAAATTGCGCGAGATTCCCGGGACGCCGTGTTATAAGTGTTATGCATTTAAAGGTCGATACAATTTTCCAAACGTTAAGGACGCCTTAACCAGGCGCCTGGAATCAATTACACACCCGCAATGGATCGAGGCCATGGCTGTACTAGTTAAAGGAAAAAAATTTTTTAGGTGGCATGACTCAGGAGATCTTCAGAGCGTGGACCATCTTAAAAAAATTTTTCAAGTGTGTGATTTAACACCTGATACACAACACTGGCTGCCCACTCAAGAACGTCAATTTTTACCGCTTCCGGGTTCTACTATTCCTAAAAATTTAATAATAAGATTATCGAATGCAAAAAACGACACCAAGCCCGGCAAAGCCTGGTCCCATTGGTCAACCGTAGTTACTAAGGCGCGGCCTGGTCACATATGCCCGGCGCCCAAACAGGGTAACCAGTGCGGCAGCT